AGCATTTCCAATAGTACACCAATACGATAGAAGTGATAAACTTAATTCTTTATATAAACATTATAAATCAACAATGCCTGTACCTAAAGAAAACATATTCATACAACCAACAGGTGGATTACCAAAATTAAAAATGTTAAATAAATAAAATATGAAATACGCAACATCTTGCACAGAGCAAATTACAACACAAAACATAACAATTTTAAAAAAACCCTAACATGGAACAACAAACAACAATTAAATTAGACAGACAGATAGATAAAGAAGCATTATACTTTATTGATTGGAGTAAATTAAAAGATATAAATGATTTAGTTTTAATCATTGCATCTTTAGGTATTAGTTTATCACCAACACATCCAGCATGGTCACAGATAGAACATCTAATGGATTTAGATAGACCTATTAAACAAGGAGAACCACAACCTGAATTAAAAAAGGTAGAGTTACCTAAACTTAAAATGGTTAAAAAGTAATATGAGTGAACAAGAATTAAAAGAACTTAAAGAAGTACTTTCAACTATTACTACTCATATACCTGAACATCAAGCAGGTTACATTTGGTCACAATATAAAGCTGTTACAGGTGGAGATAAAGGCAACCAACCCTGTATGTGTGGGTCAGCAGCAAAGTATTGGAAAGAAGCAATTGACACTCTTAGAAATTATATAAAGAATAAATAAATGATTGACTCAGGTAGTATTCAATACAACGAATGTCAAGAAAGACTAAGTAACTTATATACAGAAAGTCATCATTGGTTAATCAAACATGCAAAGAAACTAACTAAGTCAAATGAGGAAGCTGAGGATTTAGTTTCTGATTTGTATGAGTATCTACATAAGAAATGTAATCCAAAGATATTTTGGGGAACTGCATATCATATGTTTTATCTATATAGATTTTTAGAAAGTAGATGGATAAACAAAACTAAAAAATTGAATAGAGTAGTTTATGTTGAAACCATTTCTGAAAGTATTGAAACAGAAATTGAAATACCATACAATCATGAGGCAGATGAGATACTACAAAAGGCACATGAGGATGTGATAAGAGAGTTAAAGAATTTAGAAAGTACAAGAATGTGGGCACCTGCAAAGATATTTGAATTGTATTGGATGTCGGACAAAACACTTGATGAAGTAGCAAATGATATTAAGATAAGTAAGTCTACAGTATTCCTTTCAGTTAAAAAGATAAGAAAGTATTTAGAGAACACATTAGATAACCCATTCAAATAAGTTATATGGCAGGATTATGGAATAGAAAGTTTGACCACAAGAATGGTGAAACAAGAGTGTGTATTCAATGTGGTGAAACATATCATACACCTAAACCTATAAATAGATGTAGGACATGTGTTAATGCAAAACAAAGGATAGTAGAACAAGTTAAGAGAAGTAAGTATAAAAAGAAAGAACAATATCCATTTGACAATAAAACAAATAAAGCAAGTAGTAGGTTTTGTACTATAAGAACTGCACTAAGTAATGCATGGAAAGAATATAAAGAAACAGGTGATAAATCATATGTTAATGCACACTACGATAAACAATTGAAAGAGATACAAGAGAATGGTATAATGACTTGGATATTAGATAGGAGATGTTTACAAGCACAAAGTGAAAAGCATGTAAAAACAAAAGGTATGATTAGAAAGGAACATCCTGACACAAGAGGACATTATGAATACTAACATAGACTATCAATATGTACATCTTAACTTTAATTGGACATGGATAAGAGATAAACAAATAATGATAAGAGGTAATGAATTAGCTGGTATGTTAATAATTGCAGATAGTGAAGGAAAGACAATAAGGATATATGGATATGAAAGGATTGTATAAATGAAACGAGATAAAGAAATTATAACCCTACTGATTGCATACATCCTCACCATTGGATTATTTATTGCTTGGGAGGTGTTTACTAACAAATAATGTAAGATGTGTTTTTATAATAGTAAAATACAATTAAAATACTATGGCGTTCGTTAAAGGAGATACAAGGATAAATGCAAACGGCAGACCGAAAGGTAGTTTGAATAGAACAACAGAGCAGATGCGTCTAACTATAAATCGTGCAGTAAACTCTACTCTATCCACAATACAAAAAGACTTAGAAGAATTAAAAAAGACTAATCCGGAGAAAGCTTTAGAGTTGTCAATGAAGTTAATGGAGTATTGTATGCCTAAGATGAGAAGCATAGATATTAAAGGAACAATGGAAGTGAATGCAAAGATACAATCAATCAACCTAAACATCGTAGATGGAACTAAACATAACAACATCAAAGACATATAGGGATATAGATAACTCTAAAAAGATTTGTATACTGCAAGGTGGCACAAGGTCATCTAAAAGTTATTCTGCTTTGCAATGGATATTAGTGCATTGTTTAATGGAGCCTAACATAGTAGTATCAGTAGTAAGAAAGTCTTTTCCATCTATGCGTGTTAGTATTATGAGAGACTGGCAAACAATACTTAAAGGTTTAGAGATATGGTCTGATGATAATTGGTCTGCAACTGAACACATATATAGTTTTGACAATGGCAGTATGGTAGAGTTTATGTCAATTGATAGCTCCGAGAAAAGGAAGGGTTCTGCCAGGGATTACTTGTTTATAGATGAGTGTAATGAATTAAGTAGAGAGGATTACTTTCAGTTATTTATTAGAACACGAATTAAAACTATTATTGCATATAACCCATCGTTTGGAACTAACCACTATATCTTTAATGAAATACAAACACACCCTGAAAGTAGTTTATATGTCAGCACTTTCTTAGACAACCCATTCTTAGAGAAAAGTATTATAGATGAGATTGAAAGATTAAAGTATGTTAACCCTGAATACTATAAGATATATGGATTAGGTTTACCAGGCAATAATGTAGGAACTATCTTTAGTGCTGAGTTAGTAGAGGTTATACCTGATGAAGCAAAGTTTGTTGCATTTGGTATGGACTTTGGTTTTAGTATTGACCCAACAACATTAGTAGCAGTATATAAGTGGAATGAGAACTTATACTTTGAGGAACTACTATATAAGAAAGGTTTAGTCACATCGGAAATAGTAGCTGAATTAAAATCATTAGATGTAGAGAGAAACATTATATGGGGTGATAGTGCAGAAGGTAGATTGATAGAGGAGATATATAGAGCAGGATATAATATAAAGCCTGTTAAGAAAGGTAAGGATAGTATTAAGATGGGAATTGATATCATGCACCAACATAAACTACACATCCTTAAATCATCAGTTAATATCGTTAGAGAGTTTAGTGAGTATGTGTGGACTGTAAATAAGAATGGTGAGTTTGAAAACATACCTGTTGATTACTCTAACCACGCAATAGATGCAATCCGTTATGTATGTATGGAACAATTAAATCAAAAGAAAATACAAGCAGGCAAATATGCTATATCAATCGGACAATACAAATACTAATCAAAAGCAATGGAACGAGACCGAAATCAAAGAGCTAATACTCTACGCTAAGGATTTACAACAGGAAAATGAGGATTTGAGAGCAAAAATGATAATGATGAATACTAAATTAGAAATAGAGGAAAAGAAAACAACAAGATTAACTAACATGATAAACTATTTAACAAATGGTCAAGGAACTAACACTTAACATACCTACTTCATATGAGGACATTACTCTAAAGAAGTGGTTAGAATTACAAAGAGAAATGGAAAACTATAAAGATAATGATGAAGCAGTTAATGCTTTAATACTTTATCATCTATGTGGTTTGCCGGTAGAGTATGTAAAAGGATTAGATGTTAATTCTTATACAACTATTATATCAGAGTTAAATACTTTTTTAAGTAAAACAGATTTAGAATTGCAAAGGTTTGTAACAATAGATGGTATAGAATACGGCTTTGAACCTAACTTATCTACAATGACTTATGGTTTGTTTGTGGATATAACTAAGTTTGAAACATTTACAATAGATAACAATTGGGCAAAGATAATGAATATGTTATATAGACCTGTCGTAAAGAAACAAGGTAATACATATTCTATTAAACCATACACAATAAATGATGATTATCAAAAATGGTTATCAGTAGGAATGGATATACACTTTGGATGTCTGTTTTTTTTTCTCAATTTGTTAATAGACTTGTCCAATTCTACCCTGAAATCTATGACGGAGGCGGAGCAGAATCCCAATTTCAAATCAATTTTGCAAAGAAGTGGAAATCTTATTCATCAATATACGAACTTGCAAAAGGAGATATCACGAAGTTTGACGAAGTAATAGACTTACCTTTAGAAAAATGTCTATTATATTTGTGTTATGCAGCTGATAAAAATTCATTAGAAGTGATGATGCATAATGAAGCAATGAAAAAAGGTAGGTCATAACTATTTTTTAGGTTATGTGTGTTTTTAATAAAAGATAATCCAATGAGTAGATGGTCAACTAGTAGAAACGGACTATTAAGATATTCGGTGAATAGACAGAATAATTCAGGTATCTATATAGGGCCAACGAGAGGATTAAGTTCACCTAAGAATAGCAGGAGAGCCTGTCTATGTTTAGATGAGGATACTTATGATGTTAGATGTTGCGAAGGTGCATTGATGCAACAAGGTATTGGTGTTATACAGGGTGTACCACAAGACTTAGGAGCCTTTAGTAACGGATTTAGTAACGGATTTGAAATAACTTAAAAGAATAAAAACCAGATATGGCTATACTTACAAAAGCACAATTACAGGCCGATAATAGTGCATCATTCGCAGATAATAATACACAGGCAATTACACCTTTAATACTTAGAAATTTTAATGCAGGAGTAATAGATACCTTAGTAGATAGTTTAGACACAGGTAGTTTTGCACAAGTAGCTGTTAGCAATACATTCAGTGCACAAAATACATTCAATGCACCAACTTTATTTACTTCTATTAGTGCATCATCATTTATCAGTGCATCATCATTTGTATCTGCATCTGCATTTATTGGTGATGGTTCTAAGTTGACTAATATCACTGCATCAGTTTCATTACCTATATCAGAGGAAGGTGTATTATTAGGTAACTCAACTCAATTAAATTTTAGTGGGTCTAATATAACTGCAGTTCTTAATGCAGGTATTGCAACTATATCTGTTAATACGAACAACTTAGTAACGACATCGTCTTTCAATTCTTATACTGCATCTCAATCTACTGCATCTTTAGTAACTTCAATTACTAACTTAAATACATTTAGTGCATCAACACAAACAAGATTAACAAATATAGAATCTACTACTGCAAGTTTAAACACTTCAATTAGTAATTTAAATACTCAAACTCAAAGTTTAATAATATCTACGAGTAATGCTTTATATACTGCATCGTTTGACAATAGTAATAGAAACTTAACATTTACAAAAGGAGATACAACACAATTTAGTGTAAACATTCCTGACGTGAGTGGTTCTGCAGGTACATTTGTTACAACTTCATCATTCAATGCATACACTGCATCTCAATCAACGGCTAGTTTAGTAACATCTATAACTAACTTAAATACATTTACTTCAAGTCAATTAACAATCAATACTGCAATTGGAGCAAGTACATCGTCATTGAATACATTTAGTTCAAGTACATTAACAAGATTGACTAATATAGAATCTACCACTGCGAGTTTGATTACATCTGCAAGTAATGGATTAACTACTGCATCTTTTAATACAGGTACTAGAAACTTAACATTCACAAAAGGAGATACAACTACATTTGCAGTTAACATACCAGATGTATCAGGTAGTACAATCAATACAGGTAGTTTTGTAACAACTTCATCGTTTAATGATTATACTGCATCTCAATCAACTGCTAGTTTAGTAACTTCAATAAATAACTTAAATACATTTACACAAAGTGCTCAAATTAGTATCAATTCATTAAACTCTGCAACATCATCTTATGTGACAGAAAGTGAAACAGGTAGTTTCGCAACAACTGGTAGTAATACTTTCGTAGGTAATCAAACAATAACTGGCAACATAACTGCATTCTCTGCATCCTTTACTTACTTACAAACAATATTTGAAAGTTCATCTGTAATTTATTCTAGCGGTAGTAATATATTCGGAGATGAGTTAAGTGATGTACAAACATTAAGCGGTAGTGTAAAGGTACAAGGTAGTTTAACAGTTAATGGAACACCTGTATTGACTAGCTCTGCAGATGTAACAGGATTTGTAACTACTGCATCATTCAACGCATATACTGCATCTCAATCAACTGCATCATTAGTAACTTCTATAACTGAATTAAATACATTTAGTTCTAGTACTCTTTTAAGATTAACTAGTATAGAGTCTACAACTTCATCATTGAATATCTCTGTAAGTAATATAAACACTGCAACTGCAAGTTTATTTACTTCTGCTAGTTTAGGTTTAACAACTGCATCGTTTAGTGGAAACACATTAACATTCACAAAAGGTAATGGTACTACATTCGGTATAGTATTGCCTGATGTTAGTGGCTCTGCAGGTGATTTTGTCACTACATCGTCATTTAACAATTTCTCCACATCAGTAGATAGTAGATTAGATTCATTAGAGATTGCAACTGCAAGTTTATTCACTTCTACATCATTAAGTTTAACAACAGCATCATTTGATAATGGAACTCGTAACTTAACATTCACTAAAGGAGATAATCAAACATTTAGTGTAAACATTCCTGATGTGAGTGGTTCAACTTTACCATCAGGTGTAATATCTGGTAGTGCACAAATAACTGCATTGGGTTTTGTTAGTTCGTCAGTAACTGCATCATCATTAGTAACTGCATCATTTAGTGGAAATACTTTAACATTCACAAAAGGAGATGCAAGTACATTCGGTATAGTATTACCTGATGTAAGCGGTAGCAGTGGTACATTTGCAACATTAGGAGCAAATACATTTACAGGTAGTCAAACAATATCATCAAGTCTTAATGTTTCAGGTAGTGCAAACTTCGTAGGTGGTGATGTAAATTTCACAGACCAAAGTAGAAATATAAACATAGATGTAGATAGAACAATAATCAAAGGACAAAAACCTACATTGATTTCATCAAGTTTAGATGTAAGCGGTAGTTTTACTGCAAGTTTAGCTAATGGATTTACATATGTTGGTAATGGTAGTAACAGAACAACATTAGTTGCGACATCATCATTTACAACCAATGTATCTAATTTAGCAACAACTGGAAGTAATGCATTCTTTGGAACAAATACATTTAGTGGAGCAGTTGCATTTACAGGCAGTGCACCGACAATATTAAGTTCATCATTTAGCGGTAGTATTATTACTAACTTAACTGACACATATACTGATGTAGCTGCAGTAAATCAAATCGTAACTTTAACTTCTGCATCTTATGCAGCTTTAGCAAGTGGGTCTTTGACTAATCCAAATACATTATACATTGTATCAGGAAGTACATCAGGTAGTAGTGGAGTAACTGTAAGTACCGCATCATTGATGGTAACAGGTAGTGTTGCAGGTAATGTATTAACATTTACAAAAGGAGATGCATCAACATTTAGTTTAACAGTAGCAACTGGAAGTGGTGGAGGTGGAGCAGCATTCCCTTATACGGGTGATGCAGTTATCACAGGTAGTTTACAAGTAACTGGTAGTGTTAGAGGTAATGTCGTTGCATTAACAGTTGCATCAACAACAGCATCTGTTGACTTTACTGCAGGAAATATATTTACATTAATTTTACCTTCAGGTAGTACAACACATATTACTCCAACAAATATCAAAGCAGGTCAAACTGTAAACATACAAATTACACAACAAGTAGGTCCAGGTACAGGATCAGTAGCATTTCCACCATCAGTATTATTTGCTGGAGGATATGATTATCAGGCAACAATGACCGGTTCTGCTAAAGATGTTGTATCGTTTATTGCATTTGATGGTTCTAATGTAGTAGCAACATCACTTAAAAACTTATTATAATATGTTTGCACCAATTGCGTTTGAGGATTTAACTTTTCCACAACAAACACTTCCTAAATATTGGAGTGGTGAGGAAAGTATGAAATGGATGAGAGCAGCTGAAGTATTCAACTCAGGTTCTGCCAAATCTCCTGTATATGGCACTGCTGTTAATATAGGTTCTGCTATTACATATAGAGGTGGTGGTTCACTTGCTTCAAATGGTAAAGTATATTTTCCAGGTGTAGTAGGAAATTCAAACTGTTATGTAATTGACAATAATGATACAGTTACAACAATAGCACAAGGTCAAGTACAGGGTGATAACTCATGTTTTGATCCATATACTAATAGAGTAATACTTTCATCTCAAGCAAATGTATATTGTATTATTGATACAACTAATGATACAAAAGTTAGTACATTTACTTCTAATGGAGGTGGATATAATGGTTTAGTATTATCATATGAAGCAAGTATTATGTTTAGTCCAAATGATTATAGTGGTGTTGCAGGTGTAGCAAAAGTAAATGCAGCAACTGGTACACAAGTAAGTGTTAAAGCACAAGCAGGTAACTATCTTTATGGTTCAATGGCATATAATGGTAAAATGTATTGGGGTAGTGGTGACCAAACAACTTTTTTAGAATATGACCCAGCAGCTGATACAGTAACTACTTTTGGTAGTGTTACTGCAGGGGCATTTAGAGGAGTAACATTTCATCCTAATGGATTTCTTTATTCAATGGGTACAAACAATGGAACAATTTTAAGAATTAATCCAAAGACTAGAGAAGTTACCACAGTGTTAACAGGACAAAACTCTGCATTTTATACATGTGGATGTGTAGGTGCTGATGGTCAAATATACTTTATTGGATCAACAACAACTGTTGTAGTTTATAATCCATATACAAACAAAGGAACGACAATAACAATGCCTGCTGGATCATGGCAAGGAATTGTTATGAGAGGTAATGGTGATTTAATTGCTTCTCCTTGGGGTAGTGGTCAATTCGTTAAAATACCTATTGTTAAAAATAGAGAATACTTTTTAGCTAATGGACAAAATGGTGGTGGAGTATTTGGTAGACACGTAGCTTCGGTAGGATAAAAATAATAATATGTCAATATACTTAGGAAATACAGCAATTGGAAACGGAAACTATTTAGGAAATCTTAATATAAGAGATAGTAATATATTCATGTCTCAATCGGTTGCACCAACGTGGACACCTGCAGACTTTGCAGGATTAAAATATTATTTTACTGCAGGGGCAGGTATTACATTAAGTGGAGATTATGTAACTACATGGACAGACCAAGTATCTAGTGTTGCATTAACAGCAACGACTGCAAATAATTCATATAGACCTTTATATTCAGCATCGGTATCAATTGCAAATAATAAACCTGCATTATATTTTACTAACACAGGTGCACCTTACCAAAGATTACAAAATTTAGTAACTTCTACCGGTATTGCAAATTCAGCTGATTTTTCAATTGTAGGTATTATGATACCAACTACAAGTGGAGTAGCAAATTATCAAATTTATGGTGGTATAGGTGCCGGTGGTAATAACTTTGAAAATGCAATGCAAACTTCAAATCCAACTGTAGCAGACCAATTCGCAACTTATCTAGGTGCGAGTCCTGGAAATTCAAGAACAGGTGTTACAAATAATTCTGGTGTGGCTAACTGGCACGCAGTAACATATAAAGCATCTAATGGTGAGGTTAAACAATATGCAAATTCAACAACTGCAGCAGTTACTACTTCAAGGTCATCCAACGCAGCTAAATCATCTATTAAGATAATAGCAGGTGATTATTCTGATGGTAGTGATATTGGTGGTATAGGATTACGAAATGGATGGATAATGGAATTAATTTATTTAACTGCAATACCTACACCAACCGAATTAACTAATTTAGATAATTATGTATCTACCTATTACTAAAATAACGATTTTTTTAACTAAAGGTGTTTTTACCTTATAAACAATTAATAATATGAACTCAAAAACAGTATTAAGTAAAATTATGACAATGTTATCATTAAATGATGAGGTTGAAATGACTTACGCAAAACTAGCAGACGGAACAATAGTAGAATCTAAAACATTTGATGTTGGTGAGGAACTATTCGTAGTTTCCGAAGATGGTGCAAAAACTCCAGCACCAGACGGCACACATGACTTAATGTTGAAAGATACAGAAGGAAATGAAACGATGCTTAAAGTAATTTCTAAAGACGGTAAAATCGTTGAAAGAGAAAATGTAGAATTAGCAGACGAAGATGCTGAAATGGTTAAAACTGAAAAACTACCATCAACAGGTAACGAAGACCCTGAAAATGTAATGGCAGATGTAAAGAACTCTGTAACTAGTGGAACAACTAAGATGGCAGAAGCAGATGTTGAAGTTGACCCTGATATGCCTGAAACTGATGGTGAACCAATGGATGATGAAGAAATGAATTTAGAATCATTGGCTAAGAAATTAGATGAAATGGGATATAGAATTGAAGAGATGGAAAAGAAAATGATGGACATGATGATGCCAAAAGAAAAAATGGTAGACAAGGATGAGGAGGAGAAAACAACTGAAATGAAACAAGTTGACGATGAGGAGTTACCTAAATTAGATGGTGCACCTGTTGAAGACCCAAATGCATTAATGAAGTTTGAAGCAAATAGAAAAAATTATGGTAAGAAACTTTCTGATCCTCAGAATACATTCTTATCTAGATTATACAATTAAAAATATTTAAAACAAAAAAAACGAATTAACAATGAACAAAATTCAAAAATTCGCTAATATCGCAGGTACACAACCTAGCTTTGCAGACCCATCAACACCAACATATGCTGGTGAAGCGGCTGCAGGATATATAGCAGCTGCACTTTTAAGTGCAAACACTTTGGATAAAAAGTTAGTTACAATTATGCCTAACGTGAAATATCGTAGTGTAATTCAAAAACTTTCTTTATCTAATTTAATCCAAGATGCATCATGTGATTTCACATCAGTAGCATCTGCATCTTTATCTGAGAGATACATTACTCCAGAGGAATTCCAAGTTAACTTACAAATCTGTAAGGCAACTTTCGTACAATCATGGCAAGCCTTACAATTAGGTTTTTCTGCATTTGACGAAATTCCAAAAGACTTTAATGATTTCTTGATTTCTTATGTAGGTGGTAATGTTGCTCAGGCAATTGAAACTAGCATTTGGGCTGGTGCTGCTTCTACTAACGGACAATTTGATGGTTTCCAAAACTTATTATCTGCTTCAGTAGCAACAGCAGGTGCAACAGATGTATTACCTGCAAGATTAACAGGTGGTACTTCATCAATCATCTCTGGTAGTGTAACTTCAGCGAATGTAATTTCTAAATTACAATCAGTTGTTGATACAATCCCTAACACAGTTTACGGAAAGCAAGATTTAGTTATCTATGTTGGTACTGGTATCGCTAAGGCTTACCAATTAGCAACTTCAGGTTTATCTGCTGGTGTTGCTGCTCAAACAGTAACTAACATTGGTGCTAATGGTTACCAAAATAGTTTTGTAATCGGTGAAAAACCATACAACTTTAATGGTATTGATTTAGTATTATGTCCAGGTATGAGTGACAACAAAATCGTTGCAGCTCAAAAGAGTAATTTATTCTTTGGTACAGGACTTATGTCAGATCAAAACGAGGTAAAAGTAATTGATATGGCTAACATTGATGGTTCACAAAACTATCGTGTTATCATGAGATACACAGCGGCTGTAAACTTTGGTGTAGGACAAGACATCGTATACTACGGAGCTTACTAAAAAATAATTAATTAAACGGTGAGGAGTATCGTAGAACAGAAACTCACCGTTTAATTTCACAAAACTAAAATTAAATAATATGGCTTACACATCAGGACAATGTACAGTATCCCTTGGTAGAAAGGAAGTATGTAAAGAGTCGGTAGGTGGTTTACAAGGAGTTTACTTCTTGAATTACTTTACTGGGTCTGCAACTTTTGACGCTAACGATTTGGTAACTGCATTGGGAAATGGGACAGGTTCAGCATATTATTATGAACTTAAAGGTAACAGTTCTTATACAGAAACAGTTAACTCAAGTAGAGATAATGGAACAACATTTTTCTCTCAAGAATTAACTCTTAACTTAAAGAAATTGACTAACGAAATGACTACTCAATTAAAATTGATGGCATACGGTAGACCAAAGGTGGTAGTTTGGACATTAAATGGTGAAGCATTATTACTTGGTAACAAAGAAGGATGTGATGTAACTGCAGGAACAATTCAAACAGGTGGAGCATTAGGTGACCTTTTCGGTTACTCTATTACTTTAACAGGTTTAGAAAAAGAACCGGCAGCATTCTTATCTGGTAGTACAGTAAACAATCCTTTCGCTAATTTGACAGTTCAACCAACTATTGTATATGGTTCGTAATTAATATAACGAATTAAAAATATTAAACCCTTTTAGAAATAAGAGGGTTTTTTTATGCAATAACTATTTCTACAAAAAGTGGTGTTTTTA